ACTGACATTTCAATCCTATACAAACAAAAAAGACCGGAATGTAAATAATCATTTTTTGATTTTTAAGGTTTCACGGGCTTCGTTGTAGAGGGCAACACAGGTTGCAAGCTTTCTGATGGCAGCATCTCCTTCTGCGGTAAGGGCGATAAGAGCTTTAGAAGTCTCTCCGTCAAGTTCGGCTGTGGGAGTTCCTGTGTTATCTCCGCTGGTAACGGGGGCATCTGCGGCGGTTGGTATGGGGCAGTCTGAGGCTTTGACAGCAATCCGCAGCTTGAGCAAACCAGAGTCAATATCACTATTGCGCTTTTGCTGTAGAAGTTTTGCATTTTGATTTGCTTTCTGAAGTTGGATGGCTTGGACGTTGACCGCTGTGGCTAGTGCCTGTTCTTTTTGTCTGGCTTTGACATTCAATGCGGCAATCTCTGCCTGTTGGCGCTCTCTTTCATCGTCCTCACCTTTAGAGTACCCGCCAGCGGCAGCGCCTAAGACCGCCAGTATGAAACCAATCCAAACCCACGGGTTAAACATTTTCGACTTTCATCATGGCATCAGTCTTGTCCTTGCTTGACTTGCTTGAACCGTAAAAGAACGAAATGATTGTGGCAACTGCCGTACCCAGCAGGAATCCAAGAATGATGTTTGCAAAGTCTCGACCGCCTTCTGGCAACAGAATAAACGTCACACAGAAAAAATAAAGAACTGAAGTGATCGCCCAGAACCACGCATAGTAGTAAATAAAATGTTTGGCTGTTATGTCATTTGGGTCTATTGGCATCGCGTTTCTCCTTTTCAATTTCACGTCTAAGTTTTTCCACTTTCTCAACTTGCGCTTTAACCTCATGCTTGGCTTCTAAGATGTCTAAGTACAGCATAGCGCCCAAGGGAAGCAGCAAGGCTATGAACAAGCAGCAGGCTACCCATCCCACTATGTCTTCCCCCAACGATTCAACAGGGCGAGCCATGCCCACAGGTACAGGAGGAATATAAAAGTCACTACCACTGCCGCCAGTTTTGCTTGTAGGTTTCTTTCCTCTTGCCGCCGTTGCCATTGCGTCTGTCTTTCTGCAAGTCTAGCTTTTTCTTGTTGATCTCGGATGACACCGCGCATTTCATACGTCTGGGTGTACAGATCGGCCAAGCCAGGGGTCTGGTACACCATAATTTCTCGTATCGTCACGTCCAGTTTGGCCATTTCTTGCTGGCACATGATGCGGTTCATGGCGGTTTGCATTTGCTGGGCATTGGTTACAGTCGGGTCATAGACTTTGGCCTTTTCTTCTTCTGCCCTCAAATACTCGGTCAGCTTGTCTTGCAGCGTCCAGAACTTTGTCAGTTCAGCAATGATGTTTGCGGTTGCTTGGCTTTCGTTGTAGTCAACGAATTTTTCCTTTTTTGCCACAGGCTTGACCGTGGTTGCGGGCTTTGCAAACAGTCGCTGCCACCATGATCGGACTGCCTTAGCGTCGGTGGCAATTTCTTCAGCGGTGGACTTGATTTTGATGAAGTTGGCTTTGCTTTGCTTGTACAGATCGCACAGCTTGGTAATTCCCTGAACACAGGAATTGGCAGCAATGAGCAAACTGATCGGATCAATTTACAGCCCCAATAGCTTTTTGACAAACTCACCAGCAACGCCAGGGCCAAATAAAACGCAAACCATCAGTGCATACAGCAGGTACTCAATCTTGGTCATGCGCTTGTCGCCGTCAGCCAATGTCTTTTGAATAGCCTCATAACGCTGGGCGCAGATGGCCTCATGCACCGCAAAATCTAATTCAAGTTCGTCACTCATGCTATTCCTAACGCTTGTTTAAGTTTTGCCAACTCAATAGGGTCAGCAAGAATCATATCGGTCAATGTTGGCATAGTAGGCATTTCAACCAATTCTGGCGGGTTAGGGTCTGTAAATTGACCATTTGCATAAATAAATCCAACATTTGCTCTATCTTCTTGAATTGCAATATGCCCATCTTCAAAACCAGCGGGTGGTGTAGATGGTTGTTGGTCATATTCAATGACATTGACAACAATCCCATTTTTAACAATTGCGTATTTCATACATAGTACTCCGTGACAATAATTAAACCAGAACCACCACCACCGCCATTTGATGTGCCGCCAGTTCCATTTGTTCCAGCCGCACCAACTGCATAAGAATATGTAGCACTTGGTGAAGAAATTAATTTTTCTAAATATGCCCCTGCCGCACCACCACCACCTGTCAAAGTTGATGTACCGCCTCCACCGCCACCACCTCCAGCACCACTATTTGTTGCTGCTGTTGAGCCAGTTGCATTAGCGCATCCACCAGCACCAGCACCACCAAAAGGTGTTGAACCGCCAACACCACCAGTAAAGTTTGTAACTCCACCAACTGCCCCCGGTGCTGTTGCACCCGCAATGTTTATATCTCCACCTGTAGCTGTACCGCCAGCTTGGTTAACTCCAGTTACAAATCCACCAGCACCACCTGTACAAGTTAAAAATGCTGTTCCAAATGTAGTAGAACCACCAGCAGTTCCAGCAGTAGCACTTGTTCCTGTTCCCGCACCACCACCTCCACCACCAACCATACGAACTGATATAGCTTTGCAATTTGCGGGAGTTGTATAAGTACCAGAACTAGAAGTAAAGACCTGAACTGTATGGGGTATGGAAGTCAAACCAGTGCCACCGTTTGCTACCGGAAGTGTGCCTGTAACCCCTGTAGATAATGGCAGTCCTGTTGCATTGGTCAATGTGCCGCTTTGTGGCGTTCCAAGAATAGGCGTTACCAAGGTCGGGCTAGTCGCCAGCACGTTGTTGCCTGTGCCTGTGTTTGTAACGCTGACAAGATTTTTACTAGCATCTGTTGCCACTGCACTTGAGGCAGTCAAGCTAGAGCAAATGGGCGTAGCGCTAAACGTAGCAACGCCAGTGACGTTCAATGTGCTTTGCAAGGTCACAGCGCCAGCCACATTAGCCGTAGTACCCACATACAGCGCCTTGGCTATACCTGCTCCACCAGCCGTAATAATTGATCCTGTACCCGTGCTAGATGAATCTGTGACCAGTGTAGAGCTGATACCCGCAGCAAACGGTATACGAGCCGTTGTAGCCGTCTGACCGTCTTTTGTGATAGCCGTGGACAGACCTGTTGCCAAGTCCGCTGTGAGGGCGTTAAAGGCGGTCGAGGATATGACCGTGCCTGCAACTACTGGTTGCCCAGAGGTGTTTATTTGAAATGTTCCCGAACCATTGTAACTCACAGTAGCCACCTCCATTGAAAAGGCATATAATTGATGTTCTTACAAGAGGATTTATGGGCCATCAAGTAAAAACGGTGATTTTGTGTTCTGTTTGCGCTTTGCCATCTGTGGCTCGCCAACTTTGTAGCAAACATTACAAACAAGCCTGGCATTTTAAAACTTTGCACGATCATTTGGGGGTATCTGAAAAAGATGCTTTTGAGGCAAAAATTCAAAAAACCGACAAATGCTGGGTTTGGAAAGGGACTAAAAATGGTTATGGGTATGGAATTTTTATGATTGCTGGCGGCAAAACTGTTAGAGCTCATCGTTATTCTTATGAGCTTTATGTAGGTCAAATACCTGATGGCAAAATAATTATGCACAAATGCGATAACGCGCCGTGCGTAAATCCCGATCATTTGCAAATAGGCACAAAAGCAGAAAACAACGCCGACACAGCAACTAAGCGCCGCCATAACTATGGATTGAATCATTGGAATGGAAGATTGACTGATGACGACATTGCCATGATTTGCGCTAGCACGGAAACGCAATCCGTACTTGCTGCTAAATATGGCGTAAATCAATCTCATATTTCAAGAATTAAAAACAAAGCAACAAAGGCGTAACTCATTGCTGTCCCCCAATTGCGTATGGATTAGATTGTGACCCTAAAAGAGCCGCTAATCTAGCTTGTTTTGCTGTCATAGGTATTGCCTTAGAAACTGCTTGACCACCTTGTGTTAAGGCATTTGCAAGCTGACCATATTTGTATGATGCCTCACCCATTAATCTTGGTGATGACGATGCAACATCTAAAGCCGCCAATGCAGGGCCACCAATTGCATACGCACCCATCCCCTCAAGTCCTGCGGTAGCCCTTTGAATGCCCCTTGGTGTCCAATCGCCCATAGCTTGACCCGCTAATGCAGGCATCAAATCACGCCCGCCAGAAGCCTCAAGTTGTTGCGCTAAATTAAGGCGTTGACCATAATTTGTATTGACATTATTTCTCATCAAAGACTGAAGTTTACGCATTGCGGTATCAGCAGATGCTTTATTGCCTAATGATAAAGACCGTTCAATTTCCTTGGTTAACTCGCTTGCATTTTCATATTCTTTCATTACCTTTGCGTACTCGGGTGCTTGTTTGCTAATTTCCGATTTAACTGAGTCATACACTTGCTTACCCGCAGAATAAGCTGTTTTTTCTGTTGGATTTAATTTTCCAAAATCTTCCCAAAGACTTTGTTTTAAATTGTCCATACCCTCTGGCGTATGGTATTCAGCAGGATTAGAATTTTTCCAATCTGCAATTTTGGCTTTCATGTCTTCCAAAACTGAAGCCGCAGTTTTATCTTTAACTTTGCCTTTGAAATAGGCCATGCTTTCAGCATTTTTTACGGCGTTGTCAATTCCCGTAAAGTCAAGCACAGTTTTATCATTTTTAATATTGACCATACCAGAACGATAATCTTTTTGCTTATCAGCATTCATTTTTTGAAGATTGGCTTTAGCGTCTTCTAAAACATTAATTGGGGGTACATCCCCACGCATATTTTCAAGAAATGTTTGATTGCCTTCTCGTCCAGCTTGCACCGCTTGAGTAATTGGTTCTGTACCTACGCCTGTTTTTAAACCAAGACCTTGCTTAATTCCAGTGCCAAGCAAATCATAAGTTTTCCCCGCAGTTTTGCCTGCTAAATATAACGGATCAGTTATGTTTGCCGCTGTTCTTAATACAGGCGCAACTTTTGCCAACATAGGCGTTTTTGCCGCCAAAGTACTGCCGCCAGAAAACAATAAAGATAAATCAGCCGCAGCGCCCACAGGGTCGGTAGCTAATGTGTTTTTAATTGCTTCTTCACTACCATATCGATTTTTTAAAAAATCCCCCCCAGCACTTAATGCCGCCTTACCTTGTTCACGAACTGCTCGACCACTTAAGGTATCAAAATAAGGCTCACCCATCAATTTTTCTGTGCCGCCAACAATCATTCTTCCCATGCCTCTTACGGCTTGAATTGGGTCTGTTGCTACGTCATAAAGATTGCCAGCTAATGCGGCAGCACTTTCGGGTATGCTAGTTAACGATTCTCCAGCAACATCCATCCATGATCGTTTTTTAGGCGCAAAAGGATCATGTTCAACAGGTATGCCGCCTGATTGCGTAGCAAAAGGGTCATGTTCAACAGGTTTGCCAGCCATATCATTGCCCCCACATTAAATATTTGCCAGGTCTGCTTGGATCAGGCGAATACCATTTGCCATCAGGTGCTTTTTTGGCTTCTGGCGGTGCGCCTACTGGCGGCTTATTTATGCCAGCTCTTGCGGGTAAAGGGGCAAAATCTTTAAAGCCCTGATCTTTACTGTAAGTGGCTTTTAAAGCATCCTGTTCTTCAGCAGCATATTTGCGCATTCTTATTAATTTATTTTTTGCCGCTTCATAAGTATCTGATGGAGTAGGTATAAATGGAAGAAGTCGAGGAGATTCTGCCGCCGTAACAGATGCCCCACTTCGATCATGTAAAACAATTGAACCAATATCAGCAATTGCCGCCCTTGTATCAATTCCTTTGGGATCTAATTTATTTAAAACAGTTTGTCCTAAATTTCCTTTTAACCCTATTGCATCTTTATTTGCTTCCAATAAATCAAGTGCATCATCTAATTTATTTATAGATTGATGATTTTCAAGAACTGAAGCATTTATTTTTTCTGGGATAGGTTTTATTTTTTCTGCTTCAGCTTTTGCCGCTGCCAATCTATTAGCCTCAGCCAAACGATATGCCGCTTGATCTTTGGGCGACATTCCAGCGGTAGGCAAATCATTTGCAACAATAGGTTGATTTGCGGGAATTAATGCTTTAACCAACGCAGGATTAACCTCTGTTTTTGGTTTTTGTTTTTGAACAGGGGCTGTATCGCCATAAAGTTCGTCAAATAATGCCATTATTGCACCTTATAACCTTTTGCTATTGCATCTGCTGTAACTTGCTGAATTGTTTTTCCAGATTTTTTAGCGGCATCTGCAATTTCAGCTTGTGTCGTGATTTTTTCAAGAGGTTTTACCAAAGGATTGCCAGCAGCAACCAATGGTTTAGGTTCGGCAAATGGAATGCCCTCATAACCAAGTTTGGCGCGGGTTTCTGCTACTTTTAACATATAGCTGGCAACATCTTGCGGTGTAACCTGCCCAGCGGCTTTATTCAATTGTGAGCCAACCAAATTCAGCAGTTGCGGGTCATTTGTTATGTTTTCTGGTAAATTCTTTGCGGTGATCAAATCTGCCGCAAATCCTTTATATTGATCTGGAATATTCCCCATTGTCAACAATGTGCTTTCAGGAATATATTTGGTTATTGGCATTCCATTGGCATCAATAGTTTTAACCTCACGAACAGGCGATTCTTTAGGCGCTGTATAAATACTTTTACCGCCTTGAAACAAAGATGCACCTGGCGCAACTGAATGAATTTGCTGTTGAGCCTCTAACGCTCTTTGAGTCGCAGCTTGCTGCTGTTGTTTTTGTTGAAATAAAGCTTGCATTAAAGCGTAACTTCCTGCTCCTGTTTCTAATCCTAAGTTGTTGCCGGTCAATGGCAATGGTCTAAGTGGGTCTTGCTTTGCCACAACATCTCCGTTAAGGTCAACAGGTGATTGTTGCCCATAAGGTAATTCCAAGATTTTTTGGAAGTCTCGATTTTTAGCCAATTCATAATTTTTTTGTTCTTCGTCTGATTTATTTAAATTACGTTTTGCAACATAACTTTGCAACATCTTTGCAAGACCCGCATAAGGACTGACACTCACGCCAGGCATAGTCGGCATCTCAATAGGGGCAATAGCTTGTTGTTGCATCGCTTCTGCCATTTTGCGGCGGCGATCCATCGCCTGCTGGTCAGCGGTGTATGGGGATAAATTTATGTCTGCCATTTTTTTTCCTTACTATGCGTATGCGCCAATTGCCGCACCACCCAATGAATACAAACCAGCCGTGTTTGCATTTTGTGAGGCAACCTTTTGGTTATATGCGTTTGCGTCAAATGCGCCTTTAGCTTGTGTTGCAGCAAACAATGGCGCTGCTTGTACATTTGC